AAGTCCCATTCTTTAAGGGACCATTTTTTAACCATATCCCGTGATAAATTTAGGTTGGTTGATATTTCTCTTGCTGTTAAACCTTCATTTTTTAACAAATGGATGGAATCAAATTGTTCCTTTGTTAAGCCACGACGAGTCATCGCCCGTTTCTCTATAATAGATTTTTCCCATTTTACCCAAGGTTTTTTCTTACCCTTATGTGATTCAGATATTTTCTTTTTAGATTCTTCTGAATGAATTTTACCATGCATTCTTGTATAATTTTTAGCAATACCTTTTAATGCTTTACTTCTTTTTGCATTTGACTCTTCTGACATAATTATGCCATTATTGCCATCGCCACCTTTTGTAGAATTATATCCATTATAATAGGTATCAAATTTTTCTATAAATTCTATTTCTTTTTGTTTGGCAATTTCTGCGGATTCAACCGATTCTAATAATTCTATATTCCATACATCAACTCCATGCTTGTTTATAGCATTATAAAATTTTCTATTGTCACGAATTTTCAAAGCATCTTTCTTATGCTGTTCAAATCTTTCAAATATTGTATTACCAGTAAATCCAATATATGATTTACCATTTACATTATTTGTAATTTTGTAAACAGAATAAATTTTTGAAATTACCATTTACGGCAACTCCAATATCTTGCTGTGGTTTTATCTTTGGCAGTATGGCATTTGTGTCTTGCTCTAAAAGATTTTCGGCGTTTTGGATTTGACTTTTTAATTCTCATATTTGGGTCTCCGAAGTTTACCTTTTTTACATTGCCTGTTTTAGGGTCTTTAACGAAGACAGCAAATTTTTTAACATCCCCTCTATGGGGTTTATTCAATTGAACTTTACGACCATGATATTCTGCTTCTGCTACGATTGATTCATATAAATCATCCATAAAGAAGCGAATTTCCTTACCATCTTTATTAAGAACAATATCATCATCATCTTCTGCAATATCCCAACCCATATTGCCCAACATTTTTACAGCTTGTGCATGCTTGCCTTCATCACCGTGCCACCACATCTTTGCCAAACGTTTTAGTGTTTGGTGATTATCTTGTAAGGAAACTACTTCACCTTCTGTTACGCTTTCGCCAATACCTATTGCTTTTAACACTTGTTGAACAATTGATGGTTTTTGCTCAGGTGGTGTTGGTTGATTCCACTTTTCTACTGCTGCAACAACTTTTACACCAGGTAAACCACCTTTCATTAACATGTAGCGTACATCTTGAATACTTTCTCGACGATCTACCACAATAGTTCCATCTGGTTTAATATCCATAATATGTACTGCGGCAGAACGATCACCAGAGAATTGTTTTGTATTAAATCCTTTTATTAGTGCATCTCTTACTGTCTGTGCATTTTCTGTAATTTTACGAACTGGACGACTTTCAATTTCATTTAAACTTTCAAGAACTTTAAATAATTTTTCATCACCAAGTATTGTAATACTGTCTTCACTCATTTCCATAATCTCAGTATCTACTTGTAGAATGTTGCCAAACTCCAAATATACACCATCACCGATTGTTGGACGGTCTTCACTAATGGCAGTAAGTTTTTCAATTAAAGAACGCATATCACTCATGTTATAAATCCTAATATATTATTTATTTGGCTTTGGTGCTTACACGAATTGGTGCCTTGCCATTACCACCTGTATCTTTACCACCACGACCTGCTGCATTTTGTGCTTTGCGTTTGCGAGTTGTTGCACTACGTTTTTCTGATGCACTCATACTACGTGCTTTGGCTGCTGGTACACATTTAGCATAACCACTCTTGCTGCCACTTGTGCCGCACGGTGGATGTTTGCCACCTACTTTTTTACCGATGTTAACCCACTTGTCTTTGAACCACTTGTGTAGATTACCCTTGGCTTCTGGTAATACAAGATTTCCGCAGTGCATACAATAATCAACTTGTTCAAGCAGCACACTTTCTGTAATCGGGTCACATTTAAGTTCTGTGCTTTCGCTACGTTTCTTTTTATTCTTGACACAGTTTGGATATTTTTTTCCAAACATTGTTTTCATGCCTTCTTTGTGATAGCCTGCCCAACATGCTTCGCCAAGAACATCTTCCATTTTCATGACTTTACTAAATCCTTAATTGCTTTTACATGCGTATCCATAATATAATGATGTTCATCATACAAATCCATCATGCTTGCCATATTCATAATTTGCTCGCCAAGGACTTCTGCCATTGTTGCAAATTCTGGTTCAATACTACCACGTTCATTAGCATATTTTTCAAGATAAAAAAGTAAATCTTGCATTTTAGCAGTGCGTTCTGCTATACCCATATCAACATTTTTATCACTAATGTTTTTATATAGCTTTGTAGCACTTGGACACATATCAAAATGTCGTGTTTGGTACTTTCCAACTTTAACTTCACCACTATCTTTGGTTTCATCTTTTGATTCTTCACCAAGTATAATAGCATCCATTTTATTGATGAAATATCTTAAATCCATGTCGCTCATTTGGATTTATTTCCCCAGTTTTTAGCACCTGCCTTGCGACATTTAACTAACGCACCACTCGCATAAGCACTTGGCCATACTTTATAACGGCTCTTTACTTTATAATAGCAAGCATCTTTCTTCTCATTCATAAGACTTGCTTCATACATTAATCCACCACAGTGTGGGCAACTTTCTTCAACTGCTTCTAATTCATCCGTTGTATCACCAGTAACGGGATATGTTTTGCCACCAACATTGAATGATTTTTTACCTGCCTTTATAGCATTCATTCTTGCATCAGTGAAAGCATTGGACTCTTCTACGTCATCATGTCCAGCACTGCCAACGATTTCATTATAATTGTCCATGCACAGATAATCATGATGCTTGGATAGTTCAATCATCTTTTCAGCAACATCATGCAAGTCTAGATCAGTCTTGGCATCTTCACGAGCATATTCCATCATACGAAGTAATAGTGGGATATCCATACTAACGGTATCAGTCTTATCTGCTTCGTTGGTGATTTGACCGATACGCATTATTTTTTGCCTTTTGGTTTTTTTCCACGCTTCTTCATATTGATAGCGATTGCTGCTTGCTGTGCTAGATTTTTAGCTTCGCTAATCATACGCATGATATCTTGATTGCTTACGCTTTCTGGCGCTGATTGTAATGCACCTCCAAACCCTTTAAATGGAGTGGATGGTTTACTACCAGCGGGCACACGCACTTTTGGCTTAGCCGCTGCTGCTTGTGGTGCTGCTTGTGGTGCTGCTGCTTGTGGTGCTACTGTTTTTGGCTTGCGTGGACCACGAGGAAATGGTATTTTCATGTTCTTAAAGGTAGACTTAATTATCGCATCTTCTACACCCATTTGACGTAGAAACTGCACAACGGTTTTACTATCAACACTGCCACTACCCTGACTATATGTGGATTTCTGCCAAGCCGTGTTTAGCTTATCAGCAGTAGTTTTGTTAGCAATATTACTTGCCGCTGTGCCTACATAATTACCAACTGCACTAGCCGCACTGCCTAAACCCTTGCCAACTGCACTTGCAGCACTTCCGATACCTCTGCCAATTGAACTACCAATGTCCTTAAGACCTTGGAAAAAACCTGCTTCTTCAATTTGTTGGAAGATAACAGGAACTGCGGTTTCATATACCCAAACGCTGCGGCTACCATCATCAAGAACACCTTCACTTAAGAACCAACTGTTAATGGTTGCTTCTCTATCAATGTATTCACTGATATTTTTTTGATTTTGCCTTTCAATACTATCGCCTAAACGATTACCTAGTGATGGTCTATATAACAAAACATCTGGAATGCCCAAACGTTGACCAGGAAAAACTTTATTTAAATCTGTTATTTGTGGGTTTGCCTGTGCTATCATTTTAGATACTTCTGGCCAATTCTTAGACGGATCAACATTAAGTGTATTATTATCAAACGCTCTTTTTAAAATATTATATATGTTATCACCTGGTCTTATTTGGACAACCGATCCAATATCTAAACCTGCAGCATTCGTAGCCGCACCAAATCCACCAGTTGCAATATCGCCTGGATTTGCACCTGTAGGCAATGATGGTCCTTTGGGTGGTTGAATACCTCGACCTAACATTCCTTGTTGCTGATCATAATTTGGAATTGCTCGACTTGAGTCATCGGGTAAACCACGACCACCCATACCTTGTTGTTGAGCAGCAGATGGAACTTGTGGTGTTTTACCTGATAAATAATCTTGTAATTCACGACCGATTACAGCCTTACCTACAGTTACACCAGCTTTAATCAATGCTGCACTCAATCTGTCACCCTGAAGCAAACGATCAGTAGCTTTAAACAAACCTAAAACAACAAGCGGACCAACACCACTAGTTGCTAAACCAACGCCAGCAACTAAAGCACCATATATTAAATTTTGTAATACAGGATGGTTTTTAGCAAATGCACGATAAGCATATACATACTTGGCAATACCTTCGTCTCCGCCTGTTGCACTTTTAAGTTTACTTGCCATGCTATCAAAAGCATCATCAAAGTTTTTAACTGGTCCAAGTTGACCAATTTTAGCAACGATACCCTGATATGCATTGTTTACTGCAGAAGAAATATTACTATAAGCACCAGCAGCAGCGCCAGCAGCAGAACCTACTGCAT